CAACAGCTTCAGGTAAGTAGTGGAAAACCTGTTGCTATTATTTGGGCGTTTAACAATGCTATTGTCTATGAAAGAATAAACAACTTAAAAGGAATCTTTTACTATGGAGGAAGAAAAGTAAGAGAAGGAAGCACCTTTGACCAAGAAATGCTCGTTAAAGTACTAATCAAAAACTTAATAAGAATTGAAGAAGACAGTCAGTAAATTAAAAAAGGAACTTGATAAAATCTTTTCAGTCTACATTAGACTTAGGGAAGCAAACGAATACGGAATGTGCCAATGCATAACTTGTGGTAAGGTAGGTCATTACAAAAAAGACGGTATGCAGAACGGACACTTTCAGTCTAGGAAACACTTGTCTACAAGATTTGATGAAGAGAATTGTCAGGTGCAATGTGTTAAATGTAATGTCTATGCTTGGGGTGAGCAATATAAGTTCAGTCTAGCGTTAGACTCAAAGTATGGAGAAGGGAAAGCACAAGAACTACAATTTCTAGCTCGTACAACTTTAAAAATTTCTAGGGTTGAATATGAAGAAAAGATAAGTTATTACAAATCCATTGTTAATAAGTTAAAAAAAGAAAAAGGAATTGAATAATTTTTTTAATATCTTTGGCGTATGACAGAACCGATATACGCAAGTGCAGAACACAGAGCAATAATTGAAGCTTATTTAGAAATGTGTATGGAGTTTACTAAAGAGCTATCAACCAAAAGCAGGTACGAAGGTTACTTAGAAGTGTTAGAAATAATTATTGAATATCATAACGGCTACGGAACAGGACTTAAAGAAAATAACTATTGGGATTGGATGATGATAATACCGATAAACGTTTCAGTAGCTACTAACGGATTCTTTGCAGGAATAGAAACTAAAGGTAATAGAGCGTATATAAGGTCTTACAAACTAATACTAGACGAAATAGTTCAACAGGTTGCAGACAAGATAGATAAAATGGAAATTGTAAATGACTGATATGTATTTAGAAATATCAAAGCTATCAGGTAAGTTCAGGACTATGGCTTATGGTCTTTCTAATGATAAGAACGAAGTAAATGACGCAGTACAAGAGTTAATGATATACTTTTTACAAATGAATCCTGAAACACTTAAAGCTATTTATGATAAGGACGGAATAGACGGAGTAACAAGATATGGAGCAGTAGCGTTAAGACGAGCTTTAACAAGTCCTAGAAGTAATTACTATTATAAGTATAAAAAGTACTATACTAATTTAATAGGGGTGTATATGAACAACACAAATATAGCTCAAAATAATTTCCATAAAAGCATATACAACTTACCTTTAATTGAAGAACAAGATTTACAATGGGAAAAGCTAGAAAAGATTGATGAAGCTTTAGAGAGTTTCACTTGGTATGATAGGAAGATATTTGAATTATATTATTCTGAAGGAAACACTTTAGATAGTTTAGCAAAGAAGACAGGAATAAGCCGAAACAGTTTATTCACGACAATAGACAAAGTAAGAGTGCAATTAAAAGAAATGTTAAATGAATAAGTTCTTTGTACCTAACGAAGTCTATGAAGACAGGATAGCAATATGTAAGGGTTGTGTCTATTACTTCAAGCCTACAGGAACTTGTAAAGACTGTGGTTGCTTTATGAAAATAAAGGCAAGACTCGCTCCAATGGAATGTAGTCAGAAGAAATGGGAGAAGACAAAAGAAGTAGAAGCTCCTGAAAGTTTACCGCAGGAAATAGTAGATGAAATTTTAGATATGTGGGAAGACTTGAAAACAGGTAGAGCAAAGAACCAAGCAGCCAAAAAGAGAATGATTGAAACTTATAATACAATATACAATACTAATTATGGTGTAAGAACTAATTGCGGTTCTTGTATCTCAACTTGCTTTGATGGAATAAAAAAAATATATAAAGAAAAAAAGGGGGGTATAATTTAACTAAACAAACTTAACAGGGTAAGACCTTAAGCTTTATTTTAGAAGTATTATTGCTGAAACCCCCTTTTTTATAAAATTAAAACTATGGCAGATATAACTAAATGCGAGGGCAAAGAGTGTACAATGAAAGAAACTTGTTGGAGGTATAAAGCACCTAAAGGATATTATCAGAGCTACTTTACTGAAAGTCCTATTAATAAAGAAACAAAGGAATGTGAATACTATTGGCTAGTAGGTGTTACACACTTTAAAGGAGATAAAAAGAAGTAATGTGTACACTTTTTTGGAGATAAAACAAGACAAAGTAAACCTATAAGTTTACTAAACTAAAACAATAGATATGGAAAGAACATACAAGACAATAAAAAGTGTATTAAAACATCACATAAAAACAGGAGTGAAAAGTCTTTGGACTTGGAAGGACGATAACTTCACAATGATTTATGAAAATTATAGTGGTGACGACAGGATTTATACAAGCAACCAACTATTAAAAATACTAAGCAAATGATACTACAACTATTAGCATACTTTTCCTTATTTGTAATTTTTGTACTTACAATTTTAAGTATAATAGAAGGCAAGATAAGAGCCAAAAGAAATAACAAGATAAAATACAGGATTGACAAGGTAGAAACACTAACAGGAGGACTAGAAAACGACAGGATAAATGAAAGACAATAGAATACCAAGCTACTACAAAGGAATCAGATACGGCTATGAAGCTCGTAAGGTCATAGAGGACTTTGAACTTAGCTACAATACAGGAACAGCTGTTACTTACTTGCTCAGAGCAGAAAGGAAACACGATAGTCCTATTGAGTGCATACAGAAAGCAATCAATCACTTAGAGTTTGAACTTGATAAATTAAAGAAGTGATTGACTTAAGACTTGGAGATTGCTTAGAAGTTATGAAAAGTATTCCTGATGGAAGTATTGACGCTATTATAACAGACCCACCATACGGAACAACTGCCTGTAAATGGGATAGTGTGATTGACTTTGAATTAATGTGGGAACAACTGAATAGAATTATAAAGCCAAACGGTGCAATTGTTTTATTTGGTAGTGAGCCGTTTAGTAGTGCTTTAAGAATGAGTAATATTAAGAATTATAAATATGATTGGATATGGGATAAAAAAATACCAAGCGGAATGAGTTACGCAAGATTTCAACCAATGAGAAGAAACGAACAAATAAGTGTCTTTTGTAATGGTAAAACAGTTTACAATCCTCAAATGGTATTAAGGGATAAGCCAATAAAAGGGGGTGGAATGTCAAAAGGAGAAACAACAAATAACCAAAATTTAAAAGCATTAAAAAAAACATACACACATAAAAACCCTACAAATATACTAGTATTTGACAAAATAAGGAGAGGAAGCCAACACCCAACCCAAAAACCTGTAGCATTAATGGAATATTTAATTAAAACCTATACCAACGAAAATGAAACAGTTTTAGATTTTACTATGGGAAGTGGAAGCACAGGAGTAGCAGCAAAGAATTTAAATAGAAGCTTTATAGGGATTGAAATGGATGAAAATTACTTTAAGATTGCAACAGAACGTATAAACAAAGAAGAAAAACAATTAAAGATATTATGACACTATACACTTGCGAATGTGGAAAAACTATGGAAATAGGAAAGGCTACAATAGTTTACAGAGATGGTAAATGGGTAACTAAGGAAGCACTCTGTGAGTGTGGTAAATATATGGACAGCAAACCAACTGAAGGAATGCCAAGTCTAAAAAGAACTGAACCTACTTTAAGTATGAAACGAGATAAGCTGTGGGAAGGAGCAACAGAAAAGATAAGAAGCAAAGCAACTGAATAGTGAAGTTTGTAATAAAAGACAAAAGAGATAAGCAAAGCCTATTTAGTTATCTAAAGGAATTAGAGAACGACTACATAGTAAGTGTAAAGAAACAAAGAAACACAAGAAGCAATATGCAGAACAGTTACTATTGGAAATGTATCGTACAAGGACTAGCAGAAGAACTAGGATATTTCCCAAATGAAATGCACGATGTACTAAGAGCTAAGTTCTTATCAGAATATGAAATGATAAGTATTAATGATAACCAAATAGCAATAAATAAAATAGGAAGTACAACAGCTTTAAACACTAAATCCTTTGAAGTATACACAGAGCAAATAAGAGTATGGGCTTTAACTGACTTAGGTATAAGGCTTATGCTTCCAAATGAATACGAATAATTTCTATTATATAATACAACTTGATTAATCAAATTATTTCAAAATGGAACACGGAGGAAAAAGAGCAGGTGCAGGACGCAAAGGTAAAGCTGAAGAACAAAAGCTAATAGAGAACTTAACACCAATGAGTAGTATTGCATTGGAGTCATTACAAAAGGGCTTAGAAAAGAAAGAGCAATGGGCGGTAAAGTTATTCTTTGAATACTTCTATGGCAAACCACAACAAAGAGTAGATGTTACAACAAATGATGAAAGTCTTAATGTACCACTAATAAACTTTATAAGCTCTGAATCTTAGCGACAAATATACAGCACTATTTAAGTCTGAAGCTAGATACTTTATTATAACAGGTGGTAGGGGTTCAGGAAAGTCTTTCGCAGTTACAGTCTTTCTAACACTCTTAACTATGTCTAGGAATATAAGAGTCCTATTCACTCGTTATACAATGGTATCAGCTCACTTATCAATTATTCCTGAGTTCTTAGAGAAGATAGGGCTACTAGGATATGAAAACACCTTTAGCGTAAATAAAGCTGAGGTAGTCAATTTAGGAAACAAATCAGACATTCTATTTAGAGGTATTAAGACATCAGCAGGAAACCAAACAGCTAGTCTAAAGTCATTACAAGGAATAAGTACTTGGGTACTTGATGAGGCAGAAGAACTTATTGACGAGAATATCTTTGATACTATTGACCTAAGTATAAGGGAAAAGAAAGTACAGAATAGAATCATATTAGTTTTGAATCCTGTAACTAAGGAACATTGGATATACAAAAGGTTCTTTGAAGAAAAAGGAGTACAAGCAGGTTTTAACGGCATTAAAGACAATGTATGCTATAT